AAAGACTACGGCGGAGTTCCTTACGCTAAACCGACGGAGTTTCTGCTTTAATGAGCAGGGCACCGGCAAGACGGCATCCGCTATATGGGCGTCAGACTACCTAATAAAAGCAGGTGCGATTAGGCGAGTTCTCGTGGTGTGCCCTTTGTCTATCATGCAGTCAGCATGGCAAGCGGATTTGTTTAAGTTTGCTGTGCACCGCAAGGTTGGTGTTGCCTACGGAGCTAGACACAAAAGGCAAGAAGTTATCAACGGCGATTGCGAATACGTGGTCATCAACTTTGACGGAGTTGAGATCGTTGAAAAGGAAATTAAAGAAAACGATTTTGACCTGATCATCATTGACGAAGCTAACGCATATAAGAACGCCCAGACTAACAGGTGGAAGTGCATGAAGCGCCTGTTGGACTCAAACCGTTGGCTATGGATGATGACTGGAACACCGGCGGCGCAGTCCCCCCTTGACGCATACGGGCTGGCTAAACTGTGCGTACCTGAAAGGGCGCCTCATACATTCGGTCGGTTTAGAGACGCAGTGATGTTTAACGTCACTAGGTTCAAATGGCTTCCAAAAGACAACGCACAGCAGACGGTCTTTGACATGCTTCAACCGGCAATACGCTTTACAAAAGAGGAATGTCTTGATCTGCCCGATGTGACTCATGTCTATAGAGAAGCACCTCTGACTCCGCAGCAACGCAAGTACTACGAACAGTTAAAGAGCGAGTTTGCAATCGAAGCCGCAGGGGAGAATATTACTTCTGTGAATGCAGCGGTCAACATCAACAAGCTGCTTCAACTATCAGGTGGCGCTGTCTACACCGACGACAAAGAAGTTGTGGAGTTTGATGTGTCCAACCGACTTTCTGTGATACAGGAAGTTATCGACGAGGCTAGCCATAAAGTCTTAGTGTTCGTGCCTTTCACGCACACTATTGCTATCCTAACCGACTACCTCAAAAAGAACGGAACTACTTGCGAAATAATCAACGGCGCTGTCCCTGTTACAAGGCGCACGGAGATATTTAAAAAGTTCCAAGAAGAGGATCACCCACAGGTTCTTGTGATTCAACCGCAAGCTGCCGCGCATGGCGTAACTTTGACTGCGGCTAACGTAGTTGTGTGGTATTCCCCGGTAACATCCGTAGAGACCTACCTTCAAGCCAACGCTCGTGTACACAGGCAGGGGCAGGTCAACCCAGTAACAGTTGTGCATGTGCAAGGGAGCCCAGTAGAAGAGCGTCTTTATCAGATGCTTGAACACAAATTAGATTCCCACACAAAACTTGTGGATTTATATCGGAACGAAATTTCCGCTTGACAGTCTCAAGTTCTAGTAGTAGCATAAAAGCTCTAACGTCAACAAGAGGAAACTATGGAAGAAAACCTTTCTATGGAAAAGTTGGTCTCCACCTATATAAAGATCCGAGACGCACGCGACGACATTAAGCGTGAAGCCGAGGAGAAGATAAAGGAAATGGAGACCGAGATGCAGATGCTATCTGGGGCCATGCTTGATTTGTTTAAAGAGCAAGGTATCGATAGCGCAAAGACCCCCTTCGGAACTGCCTACCGCTCAGTTAAATCCCGCTATTGGACTAATGACTGGGAGGCTATGTACGACTTCATTCATGAGAACGATGCATACGAGCTTTTGGAAAAACGTATTCATCAATCGAATATGAAGCAGTTTCTGGAGGAAAACCCGGACTTACTACCAAAGGGCTTGAACGTGGATAGTGAGTACACTGTAACCGTGCGACGTAGTAAATAATTGGAGGTTTTAAAAAATGAGTAACCTTACTCTGTTTCAACAAGAACTACCCGACTACCTAAAAGAAGTCCAGCTTGACGAGATGACCAAAGCCCTTGCGGGTGGCGGCGGTAGCAAACGTATTTCGATTCGCGGCAGTGTGTTTCGTCTTGTAGTCAACGGCGAAGAGATTGCTAAGAACGAAAGCCGTGCAATGAACGTAGTTATCGTAAACGGTTCGCGTAAAGTCGGGCGTACCTTTTATACCGGTACCTATGACCCCAAGAACCCCACACCCCCCGACTGCTGGTCTGCTGATAGCGAGCGGCCCGATGCGTCTGTAGAAAACCCTCAGCATTCAAGCTGCGCGGATTGCCCCCAAAATGTAAAGGGTTCTGGGCAGGGTAATAGCAGGGCCTGTCGGTTTAAGCAGCGCCTTGCCGTTGTGTTGGAAGGCGACGTTAGCGGGGATGTGTACGGTATCGAATTAGCCGCTACTTCCATCTTTGGTAACAGCACCGACCTTAACAAGATGCCGTTCCAGCAGTACGCTAAATACGTCGGCGCACAAGGTAAGAACATTAACACTCTCGTTACTGAGATGCGTCTTGATAGTGATAGCGATACACCAAAGCTCACATTCAAACCGATTCGATTTCTGAGTCGGGAAGAGTGGCAAGCGGCTGTAAGCCAAGGGGATACACCAGAGGCCAAAGCTGCGGCGACTATGACCTTCCAGAAGCGTGAAGAAAAAGAAGATGAACCCAAAAAGCGAGCGAGCAAGAAGCAGGAACCCGCCGCTAAGAAGGATATCTCTTCTATTATGAACAACTGGATGACTGACGACGAGTAAGTAAAATGGATGATCGCGGATATAGCTCCCGCATCGTTCGCGCTAATGAACTAGCAGACCCCAAGAACATCGGGGTCCTGCTAGGGCGTATATGTATTAAAAAGGAATTCCCCGTTGCAGTTGTGGCAGAGCACTTAGGTGTTTCTCGGATGACTATCTACAATTGGTTCTCCGGTCGTATGAAGCCACGAAGCAGCATGGTGCCTAAAATACAGGATATGCTAGATAGATTTAGCGACGAACAAGGCGGAGAAAATGGCTGACACAGGACTGTTAGCGTCGGTATTGCCCGACAAGGGCTGGTACTGCATAGTAGGCTTAAAAGACGGCGCGATGCCGAAGCAAGTGTTTGTCGAAACGCTTGAAGAAGCTGCTGAGTGTATAGACCATCTTGTAGAGAAACACTACAACGCCTACTTTGCATGCGCTAAATACGGTAAGAAGAGCAGCAGGACTAAAGACAACGCCGAATTGTTCAAGGCTTTTTGGCTTGATATAGACTGCGGGGAAAATAAACCCTACGAGACTCGTGAAGACGGCATAGCTGCGCTCGGATCTTTTTGCCAGAAACTAGACCTACCAAAACCGACGGTAGTAAATTCAGGTAGGGGTATCCATGTCTATTGGATACTCGACGCCTCAATAGAAAGAAAAGACTGGAAACCCGTAGCAGAGACGCTAAAGTCTCTGTGCGCAACCCATAATCTATATGCGGACCCGGCAGTAACGGCTGATGAGGCTAGGATTCTTAGGGTGCCGGGGACCTTTAACTACAAGTCCGATCCTCCTACACCAGTAGAAGTAATCCAGCGCGGCGACACGACTAACGTGTTTGAGTTTTCTAGTAAGCTAGGCCCCATAAAGGTACTGCAGCTAGACGATAAACAGCCGCTAAATGAATTGACGCTGGCGCTTATGGGCAACCAAGAGCATCGTTTTAAAACGATTATGCTCAAGACGGTAAACGATGTAGGCTGCTCTCAGCTTAGAAACATTATTGAGAACCAGTCAACCATACCGGAGCCACTGTGGAGGGCGGGGCTTTCAATCGCTGCATATTGTGCGGATAAAGACAAAGCTATTCACCGCATTTCTGAACAGCACCCTGATTACACCCCCGAGAATACTGAGGCCAAAGCAAACGAAATCAAAGGCCCATACACCTGCGATAAGTTTAATGATTTGAATCCGGGGCTTTGCGACTTGTGCCCCAATCGAGGCAAGGTAAAGTCTCCTATTGTTCTAGGCAGGGAGATTTTGGCTGCTAGTGAAGAAGACAACCTTGTCGAGATAGCTGTATCTAAAGAAGAAACCCCAGTAATTTACCAGATCCCCGACTACCCAAGTCCGTATTTTAGAGGCAAGAACGGAGGGGTCTACGTAGCTACAGATGGCGAGGGCGACTTAGTTTACGAACACGACCTCTACGCAGTTAAGCGAATGAAGGACCCCCAGAAAGGTGAAGTTGTATTGCTCAGGCTACACCGCAAGATGGACGGTATTAAAGAATTTGTAGTCCCCTATACCGACATCATGAGCAAAGAAAAATGTAAGGAGTCTTTGGCTTTTCATGGCGTAGTCGGTGCGCCCAAGCAGATGGAGAAGATCGCCTTCTACATCATT